GCCGTCATCGCCGTCGTCGCCCCCGCCGCGTCCTGCTGCTGCCGCAGCCGCCGCCCGTGCCGCTTCTTCTGCCTCTGCTTTCGCAGCAGCAGCGCGATCCGCAGCCCGCTTGATCGAGCGCTTCGCGAATGCCTCTTCGATCTTCTGCCGACGCGCCTCACCCTCGGCGGTGATGGTCGCGAGCTGCTTATACATATCATCGAACGCTTTCGTCGGTGCGTCCGGTCCATCGACGAGCTTTGACTGTAAGCCCTCGGTGAGCTTCTTCATGTTCGGCAGTTGGAACTCTTCTTTTGGGTGCGTGATCTTGTGCCATAGCGCCTTGAAGAACGCGACGACGTTGTCCTTCATGTTCAGAAAGACCGTCTGAATCCTCATCGCTGCGTTGAACATGAATACGCCGATGCTCTCGCCAGTGAACCGGACGCTCTCCTTGATGCTATTCCACACGCCGAGTACGACCGTGCTGACCTTCGCGAAGACTGTCTTGATCGTATTAAAGAACAGTTTCGCCTGCATGACCTGCCGCCCGAGCCAGTCGTTGTCGCGCAGTTCCTTCAGTCTCTCGCCCATGCCTTGCATACGCTTCTGCAACCTCGCGAACACGTTCCGCAGGTTCAGCCCCTCGAAGATCATCTTGCCGAACTCTTCGAGCGCGTCACCCATATCGTTCTTGAGCTTCGAGAAGCTGCCGCCGAGCTTGCCGCCGATGGCTTCTGCGGCGCCGCCGAACTCTGATTCGAGTTCTCTGAGGATGATCCCCTGCGCCTCGACGACTTTCCCTGACTTCGTGAGCGTCTTGATCTGTTCCTTCTGCTGCTCCGTGAAGCTCACACCAGAGCGCGAGAGAGCCGTGATGCCCTTGATCGGATCATTCAGAGCCTTGCCGAGCTGGATCGCCGCAGAGCGCGTGTCCTGTTGCAGCACAGCGGCCATATCGAGAGCGGCCTGTGTCGTGCGCTTGAACTCGTCGCCCTTGACTTCCTTGAATGTGGCGATGATGGCTTGCGTGTTGATGATCGACTCATCGCCGACGCTCGTCAGTTGCTGGAGTGCGCTTGCCTGTTCTTTCAATTGCGTGGCAGTGAAGCCTGCGGCGTTGCCTGTAGCTCGCAAGACGGCAGCTAGCCGCGCCTCAGATTCTTCCTGCTTCGCTGCTGCGCGGAGAGACAGGCCAATCCCTGCCCCGAGCGCTGCACCGATAGCGATGCCAGCACGTCGCGCCATGCGGGTCATGCCCTGCATAGAGCGTTGGAAGCGCTCACGCACCCGGGCTATACCAGCTTGAAACTTTGAGGTTCTCGCGCCGATCTCGACAAAGGCATCACCTATTTTAGCCATTGTGCCCGATCCTCTTTACGACATCCATCACGTCAACTGTCCCGTCTGGTGACTGCTTCTTCATCTGTGCGACCATCGCGTCAAAAGCCTCTGTGTCATCCGTTGGCTTACCGCGCCTGTTCTTCGGGTATGCCACCAGCCCCGCTTCGACCTGCGCATAAGCAAACGCCTGACATGATGCGAATTGCTGTAGCGTGAGATTCGCAACCGTGTCAGGCGTCCAGCCGTTCACTGCACAAAGCAGCGCGACCTCCGTCCCCCACTCTACTGCTTGGAACTTTCGCTCGGCGCTTCTCCCGTTTTTTTTTCATCGTCAGTCGCGTCATCATCATCGCCGCCGTCAATGCCGAGCAGAAGCTCTGCTGCGTCTGACGTGCCCGAGATGTCCGAGCTTGCGGCCGCGAGCAGTTCTTCGCGGTCGGCCTTCGGATGCTCACGCATCACAGCGTCAACGAGCAGTGCGCAGATCACTGTCGGGTCTGACAGCTTCTCCCATGTGAGCGCCTGCAGCTTAGCACCCCGTGGCATGTCGCCCATTGTCTCGCGCATGAACCTGATCCGCACGCCGCCCTCGAATCCGAACATGTCTGCCGCATGCCTGATCTTCCGCAGTTCATCGTCGATGATGGCCTGCTCTGTCTTCGCGAACACGTCGATAATACGAGGACGCCTTGCCTTGTATTCCCGTCCAGCCAACATGACCGTGACGGGGGTGTTCGCGATCTCGTGCAGTTCAGCCATCTATGAAACCGTCACAGTCCCGCTGAACGTGAAGTCAGCAGAGTAGGTCACGACGCCGTCAACGGCTACGCTGTATTCGACGGAAGACAGAATGCCGTCGCCTGATATCGTCGAGTTGCCAGTGCCGAGCGCAAGCGTTACGTCTCCGGCAGTCGGAGCATTACCGATACACGTCAGGCTGCCAGTTGCGCCCTGCAAGCCCTTGATGAACTCGCTCCATCCGTCACTATCGAACGACGTTGCGTCAAGCGCCTCGACGGTCAGAGTCGCTGACCATTCGTTGATTTCGGTTGCGCCGCCTGCGCCCGTCACGGTGCCGCTCTTGCCGCTTATTGCTGATGTTGCCATCTCGTTCTCCTTGTTCCTGTCTACCCGCTACAGAGCGGCTTTGTGGTTCAACCGCTTATGCGGATAGATAAACGTGTTCGTCAGCGAGTCGATAAGCTTCGTCTGGATCAGAAGCGTCGAGGTGATGTTCGTCGGGATCTCGATAGACGCCCACCACGTCCCGTCGTTTGTGCTGATCACCGTGGCGTCGTAGTCGGTGCTCGTCGAGGTATTGCCGACAGAGATCGTGACAGTGACGCCGCTGAGCCCCTGTGTCGTGCTCCCTGCGGTGTCCGAATAGACGACGCAGTTCGTGAACAAGAGGGTCGTGCCCCGAAAGAACGTGCCCGGCAGCGTCTCTTCTGCTTCTGCGCGGATGTTCGTGCTGGTCATCGATGCGGGCTCGACGCTGTCTGCTGCGCTCGCTACGCAAACGATCCCGATCACCACTGATGCTATCGCGAATACTTGCCTCATCGTCATCTCCCTATCCGATACCGTATTGTCATGATTACGCCCTGACTGTCTTCTTCGTCCGTTCCCTGACTGATGTATGTGCCAGAGGCGTCCACTTGCGCCCGTATGGTAGACCATCCCGGGACTGTTAGCAACACATCAGCATATAGAACGCGCAGCTCTTCGTTGATCTCCCATGCGAGCTTCGGAGAGGTCGACTGCACCCATGTCGACCACTGGATCAGCGGCTCGATATGCTCGCTGCTCATGGTGTCGGCATTGGCTGACGAGACGGACGTGTAGGTGATGTATGGTGCCACGGTGCTCTCGGGTGCCAGCGCTGCGTGATACATCCCTGTCGTGAGCGCTCGGAGTGCTGCGCCTGCCCCTGCGTTGTAGCGCGTGAAGATCGCTGTCAGTAGTGCATCCATTACGTCGCCTTCAGTGCCTGCTTGATCAATGATCTCGCAGCGTCAAGTGCCGGACGTGCCCACGGTCGAGCGCCCATGTTCTTGGTGCCCAGCTCCAGCATGAGCGCATAACTCGCACTCGCACCGCGCTGCGCCCTCAGAGCGCTGCCAATACGACGAGACATCTTTCGCGGTACGTCCCACAGGATCGAGTTACGCAGTCGCGTTGTGCGCACAGCAGGCGGCGATCCTTCCGGCGCAGGCGTCTTGCCTGTCGGGTTGCTCTGACGAAAGCTGCTGATCATGTTGTTCTGCACAGTAGCCGCAGCAACGTCGAGCCGCAGATTGATGTCGCGATCCAGCTTGCGAACGAACGCCTGCGGGAACCATCTGATGCCGCCCGTCATGCTACCCCCTCAGCTTTGTAAGCACTTCAAAGTGATGCGTGAACACTTCCGGATTGTCGTTGTATAGCACTTCATAGATGCGCCCGCCGGTCCTGATCTCGTCAGTCGCGAGGATCGTAACGTCTGGCAGGAAGAAGAAGCGATGCGATGCGCTGATCCCGTGCCGCCCGACGACGATGCCTTCATTCCCGCTTAGGGTCTGACGCCAGCAGGGGACAGCCGTGAGACGCGCTGTGTCCGTCTCTGTGGGCCCGCCCTGTGTGTCTTGCCCCTGCACCACGGTATAGACGTCACAGGTCGTTCCCTTGCCGAGTATGAGGCTCTTGATCGTCATATCGTCAGTCGGCGCCACGCACTGATGGCAGCGATCCGCTGCTGCACGAGCGCGTTTGCCATCCCCTTGACTGCTACACCAGAGCCGCCTGTGCCGACCTGGTACTGATAGTTACCGATCTTCTCAGACGAGAGCGAGCCGTCACGCTGCGCCCCATACATCGTGTCGAGCGCGATCTGATTCGCGAACGCTTCCAGCCCACCCGGCACAGTCGTATAGCCGCCGGTGTACCAGACGAACACATTCGACCGGCCCTTCGGGAAGCCGCCGCCCCCGATGGTCTCAAGCAGGTACTCGCCACGATCAGCGACACGAACGTCAATCGCTTCGTCGGGCGTGTATAGATCAGCGGTGTCCGGCGAGAGCGCGTGCTGCGTATCGAACGGCTTGATATTCAAGCTGTAGTCACTGCCGCGATTCGTCTCGGTCGTTGCTGACCATCCGCCTGTTGCGTTGATCTGTGCGACCAGCAGCGTGATCGTCGGATAGGTTGCGAGGTCTAGGTCGGCATCAGCCTCGACGCCTGCACTGCTCACACTGAACAGCTTCAGAGTCGCATCCTGCACGCTCACGGTTGCCATGCTGCCGCCGCTGAAGTACAGGCTGACTGCGGAGTTGACCGCGTATGCAGCTTGAAAGATGCGCGTGACCGGATACTCAGTGACGCGCTGATACCGCTCGCCCGATCCGTCAAGCCATTCGCGATAGGTCGCAGACTCGATAGTTCGGTCGAGCTGCGCTTCGATCAGGCTTGAGACGAGCGGGATGATCGCGTCGAGCTGGTCGTCGAACTCGGTCGACGTAATGCCTGCGAACGCTTTGACTTTCGCCGTTGTCGTGAGTGACATGCTTCCTTGCTCCCCGGTGCGCGTTCTATGCGCTTATGGTTTGCAGGCGCTTCTTTCACGACTGCACGAGTGTGATGCTGAGGCGCTTGCCGACTGCGCGAGGCACAATGACCTCGGTCCGGACTTCGCCGTCAAGACCGATGACATGGACGCCGCCCTCGACTTCAACGAGGCTGACTGCCGTGAATGGCCCGAACGTGTTGGGCACAACTGAGTCGCCCTTCTTTGCTTTCGGGGCATCTGCTACTGCCGCCGGCTTCGCTGCCGGGGGCTTGACTTTCGCTGGCTTGTTCTTCGCCATGTGCTTATCTCCAGTAGATGACGACTTCGCCATTCGTGACAGACGCCGCGCTGAGGCCGACGTGATTCGTGACGAACAGCGTGTGCAGCCCGTCAATCGCAATCGGCAGGTTCGTTGTCGAGCCTGTCCACGCTTCAACAATAGTGCTGCTAATGTCCGTCCCCATGCCGTGGAGGACGTCGATCTCGTCGGCGTCCTTCAGGGTCAGCGTATACAGATTCGTCGTGAGCTGCGCCGGTATTACGAGCCGCAGTAGCTCACCGGATATTCCGCCCACCACGCCCTGTACGATGCCGTTGGTAGTGATGTCCCACGTGATCACAGATTTCCTGATGCTGCGCGAGCCTGTGTCTATCGTGACATCACCAGCAAGGGCCGCACCCGCCACGAGGGCGAGTGCAGCTATACCGGCTATGAGTGAGTTACGCATCAGTTATCCGTGTTGAACCTACGGACCCAGTTCGTGCCGATCAGGTCGAACGCGATCAGGTCAGTATATCCGAGTTCAATCGGGGTACCGCCCACATCGACGAATCCCTGCGCAGCGTCGAAGAAGACGTTTGTGTCGTCGGAGTCGTTGTAGAAGACAACGTGTTTGACGTCGCCCGATGCAACGGCCAGCGCTTGCGTGATCACAGCTACCGGCCTGAGCAGGTAGTAAGATGCCGCCACCGTCTGAGTATGTAGCGACACCGCTCCCGCCGTGATCACGACCGATTCATCGGCAGACAGTCCTGACTGCGTGACTCCACTCAGTGCCGCGTCGTTCAGCGTCGCGCTGTGCAGCGTCGCACTGTAGAGGCTCGCCCCGTTCGTCGTCATCTGAATGTTTGTGACGGCAGTTGACGGCGCCCAGTAGATGATCTCTCCCTGCCCCTGCGGGCCGGAGAACTTCACCTTAACGTCTGCGCCTTCGCAAACGCTTGCGCATATCACAGCAGAGGCGATAATCACGCTTCCGAGTATCTGTATCATTCGTCGCATTCTCTTCTCCTTGTGCTTCCGTTGGCGGCGAGGTGAGCGGGTCAGACTCACCCCGCCGCAACGAGGAAGCGAGGACTTCCGGACTACAAAGCGGCGTTAGCCATGTTCTTGGCCTGCGCACCGTAGCGAGGCTCGCGAGCGATGAACACTACCGAGGCAATGCCGTTGGTGATGTCCGCGATCGTGATGCTCAGATGATCGAAGTCGTTCGCAACGTCGAGGTCTTCTGCTCTTACTTCGATCAGGTAGACCATCGCCTTTTCGGCGCCACCAGCGAGGAACGTGTCGGACACAACGGCTGTCTCAGTAAGGACTGAGCCGTTCGTCCCCACGTCGAGGTTCGCAAACATCTGCTCGAACCCAAGCGCCTTGACGCTCGTGCCGGAGGTGTCTGTCGCCTGCGTCAGTGCAACCGCGCCAGTATCCGATCCGGTGGAAACGTCCAGCGAGATCATAATCGTCACACGCCGATACTGACTCATGTCGCAGTACCGAGCCGAGAAGCTCGTGACGGCGGCGGGTTCAGCGGCCTGCAAGAATGCTGCGTTTTCTGCGAGAAGCTGTTTCATGGTGTGCTCTCTCCTGTGCTTTCGTTGAAGCCGTCAGGGGGTGAACTGCTCACCCCCGTCCGGTCATAGTTGTCTAGCTGCGGGTCTGGATCTGTACGAACGGTGACAGCGTGTCGCCATTCTCAGGTGTGAATACTGTTCGGTCGATGGGCTGACCATCCACATATTTGACAATGCGGAATGCGGTCTGCGAGTAATCGAACTTGAGATGTATGCTCTGTGCAACATCCGGCCCGCTCTGATCGTCAGCGACGATGAAACGGGAAGCGTCACAGATGCTCAGATCGCCGACTGTGCCAACGGTCTTTGCCTTCTCGGTCCACATCAGCGGGTAGCCGTACAGGCTCGGGAACGGACGCCCTGCGGCACCGTTCGCGGGCATCCAGACGAGCGAGCCGCCTGTGCCAACAACAACGCCCATCTCAGTCATCGAGGGCAGGCATGTCTTGTTCGCCGCCCAGAAGATCGAGTTCGCGTTGAAGTCACGGTGACGAGCGACGGCATTGACTACGTTCTTGTGAACGATGGTCTCTTTCGTCTGGCTCGTCTCTTTGTCGACCGTGAGCTGTGCGCCACTGTTGAGCATACCGAGAGGTTGCTCTGCGCCGGTCCCGAACAGGAACGCGGTGTCTTCTTTCCAGTTGATCGCGGCCCCGCCCATTGACAGAAGCATCGTGCCGATGCTTATCGGGCTGAACTTGATCATCTCGTCGGAAGAGTACATGAACACCGACAGAGGCCGGAGCTTGAGATCAACCGTCTCGAAGTGAGGACGTGAGCTTGTGCGCTGGCCCAGCTCTCCCGGCCAATACACCGTGACTCCACCGTAGATCGTACCGTCAGAGCGGTCCGTGTCTTCCACGACAGGCATCGACAGTGCGAGCGTCTGGAGGTTCATCCGCATTGCACGCGGTCGAATGAAGCTCTCGTAGCTGGCAGAGGTCATCAGTTCGGTGCTGAAGCCGCTCGGGAGCAACGCGCCGCCGAGTGAATCCTGCCCTGCTTCGAGCCCACTGCCCGCAGCCTTGACC